GGATTGAGAAGGTCATCCAGGGTGCTAGGACGGAATCGGTTCCACTTGGTGAGTTGAAGATTCTAGCTACGGAACGGATGCTCATATTCGATCAGCTTTTGATGCAGTTCGCCATGGGTAATTGCATTACCTTGGAGGATACTAATGGTAATAGGAAGCTTATGAAGAAGCGTCAGGATGAGAAGATTGATAATGTTGCAGCTATGATGGATGCTTATGTCGCGTATAAGGCGAACAAGGAGTCGTTTCTATGAACTATAACGAGAAACCAGGAACGCCAGAGGAATTAGTTCACTTCGGCGTTAAGGGAATGCGATGGGGGGTGAGGAAGGGGTCTTCATCTGGGAAGAAAGCTTCGACAAAACCTACACCGGAGCAACTACTTAAGAGACAAAAAGCAAAATCTGCCGGGAAAGCCGTATTGAAAGGCGGCGCTAAGGTTGGCGTAGCTGCTCTCTTGGCGGCTGTCGGTCTTCCTGCGATTGTTGCTGGGGCAACGGTTGCTGCTGTCAGTACGGCCAGCCCCGACGTTGTTCTTGCAGGCAAAGCTTACGCGAACGGCTTGTTGCCTGAGGTAGGATTACGACGATTTAGCGCGCTTAATCAATTCCGAATTGGAGCAATTGCTGCTGAAGAGTCTAAGCCTCAGAATTGGAAGTGATTTCTGATTATGGAAGAATCTTTGGAACATTTCGGCGTTAAAGGAATGCGATGGGGTAAGCGGAAACAATCTGACAATTCGGCGAACGCTCCACCTTCCGATACCAACCCGCTATATCGAGAAGTCGGTTCTGGGGGAATGGCCGTCTCAAGAAGCGGCGGGATAGCACGAAAGGCTGCAAAAGGTGGCGCGGTTGTTGCTGGCGTTGCTACGTTAGCTATTGGGGCAGCAGTCGTAGCTTCGCTTACTGCGAAACACGCTGATGTTCCGGTTCGTTCTTTGCCTAGTTTCAAAACCTCGGGTAGTAAGTACGCTGGTCAAGCTAAGAATATGTGGGATCGGTTTCAGGCTACTGGAGCGAAGAGTAAATGGGAGACGGTTTCCGAAGGCGGTTTACTGAAGGAAGGACAGAAATATGCATCAGCAACGATAAAGACTTACGGTTCCACGAGAGTTTCGGATTTGCCAGGTACTGCGTTAGAGGTTATTCGAAGGAGGTGACATATAGTGAAGTTTGGCGCAAGACTTAGACATGCGTGGAACGCATTCACGGATAATAAACAATACGATTCATTCAAGTACGATCTAGGTACCAGTTACGGTACTCGTCCTGACCGAACCCGGATGTATCTGGCTAATGAACGAACAATCATCGCCTCGATCTTCAATCGGCTTAGCATTGATGTGGCCTCGATAGCGATGTTGCACGTTCGTATGGATGATCAAGATCGATATTTGGAATCTATTGATAGCGGATTGAATGAGTGTCTCACGGTAGGCGCAAACATCGACCAAGATGCGCGAGCTTTTAGGCAAGATGTGGCTCAATCCATGTTTGATCAAGGAGTCATTGCAGTCGTTCCTGTGGACACGACGCTCGATCCGACAGTTTCTGGAAGTTACGACATCAAGACGCTTCGTGTCGGTAGGATCGTGCAATGGTATCCTAGGCATGTTCGTGTAGATCTCTATAATGAGATTTCTGGTATTCGAGAGGAAGTTACTCTTGAGAAGCAGATGACTGCCATCATTGAGAATCCTCTGTACACCGTTATGAACGAGCCTAACTCAACGTTGCAACGAATCATTCGGAAGCTCAACATGCTTGATTCGCTTGACGAGGCAGCGAGTTCTGGTAAACTTGATCTGATTATCCAGTTGCCTTACGTAATTAAATCTGAAGCTCGGAAACAACAGGCCGAACAGAGACGCCAGGACATCGAGTTCCAACTTAAGGGTAGCAAGTATGGAATCGCTTACACGGATGGTACTGAGAAGATTACTCAGCTAAACCGACCGGCCGAGAATACCTTGTTGGAACAGATCGAGTATCTTACGAAGCTTCTTTACAGTCAGTTGGGGCTAACGGAGGAGGTAATGAACGGTACGGCAGATGAGCAGGCCATGTTGAACTACAACAACCGAACGGTCTATCCTGTTCTAACTGCTATTACAGGAGAATTCAAACGTAAGTTCCTAACTAAGACAGCTCGGTCTCAGAATCAGTCTATCATCTACCAGAAGGACCCATTCGCGTTGGTTCCGATTAACAACGTTGCCGACATCGCTGACAAGTTCACTCGTAATGAGATTCTTACTGCGAATGAGATCCGTCAGATTATTGGGTTCGCCCCGAACAAAGATCCTCGGGCTGACAAGCTTCAGAATAGCAACATGCCGGTTAAGGATCTAGGAATCAACCAACCAGCAACACAGAAAGTCTTGATTCCGCCAGGTAAGAATGGTTCATCTAATCCAAACAACCAAGCGGCTTTGCCGAGTAGCAATTAACCAGAAAGGAGTCAATCAAAATGGAAGCAGATTTCAGCGGCTATGCCACAAAGGTTGGTCTCAAGTGCTCAGATGGTCGAACCATTATGCCTGACGCTTTCAAGCATATGGATGGGACGACGGTTCCACTTGTGTGGCAACACGGTCATACCGCTCCGGAAAACGTTCTAGGTCATGCTGTGCTGGAGCACCGAGAAGATGGTGTTTATGCTTACGGGTTCTTCAACAGCACGTCCGCGGGACAGAATTCTAAGACCTTGGTTCAGCATAAGGACATTACCTTTATGTCTATCTATGCTAATCAGCTTATCGAAAAGAACAAGTCTGTGTTTCATGGGGCAATCCGTGAGGTGAGCCTTGTTCTCTCTGGCGCCAACCCAGGGGCGGTGATTGATAATGTCAGTGTTGCTCATTCTGATGGCGATGTAGAATTTCTTGATGACGAGGCAGTAATCTACACAGGTCTTACTCTAGAGCATCAGGAGGAAGACGAGGAGCAAATCGAACATGCTGACGATGATATGACAGTTCAAGATGTCATTGATTCTATGACAGAAGAGCAGAAGCAGGTTATGAACTTTATGGTAGGTGCTGCTTTGGAAGCGGGTAAAGAAGGTACTGCCGCGCAATCCGACAGCGATGAGAATGTCCTTACACATCAGGAAGGTACTGAAATGACCCGTAACGTCTTTGATCAGAATGGTGGTTCCGCTCCAATGGCCCGTCCTACTCTTACGCACGATCAGCTCCAGACTATCGTTGAGGATGCCAAGCGACTCGGCTCCTTCAAGGCGTCGTTCCTGCAACATGCTGTGACGTATGGTATTGAGAACATTGATCTTCTCTTCCCCGATGCTCAAACGATCACTAATTCGCCCGAGTTCGTTGCAAGGCGGATGGAGTGGGTGTCCGGTGTACTTAATGGGACTCGTCACTCGCCATTCTCACGGATCAAGTCGCAGTCGGCCGATATCACGCTGGATACGGCTCGGGCCAAGGGTTATGTGAAGGAAACTCTGAAGAAGGAAGAGTTCTTCGCACTCACCGAGCGCATTACTACCCCTCAGACCATCTACAAGAAGCAGAAACTGGACCGTGATGATATTATCGATATCACGGATCTGGATGTTGTAGCTTGGCTTAAGGCCGAAATGCGGGTCATGCTTGACGAGGAAATTGCTCGCGCGGTCCTTGTGGGTGATGGCCGAGATGTTGCTGATCCCGACAAGATCAAGGAGACGTTCATTCGTCCAATTGCTTCCGATGATGAGTTCTACTCGCATCAGACATTGGTCGCTAATGATGTTGTTGGCGATGATCTCATTGATACCATCGTTCTTCAGCGTGAGTTCTATCGTGGTTCTGGAAACCCGGCAATGTACTGCACCGAGAGGTTCCTCACGGAGTTCCTGGTTCTGAAGGACACTCTGGGCCGTCGACTTTACGCAACGGAGGCTGAACTTGCCGCAGCGCTTCGGGTATCGAAGATTGTTACAGTTCCCGTCATGGAAGATGCTACAGTTCTTGACGTAGCAACCGGGCTTGTCGAGTGCGAGCTTCTGGCTATCTTTGTCAATCTTTCGGATTACACGATTGGCTCGGATAAGGGCGGCTCTGTTGCGATGTTCGATGATTTCGACATCGATTACAACCAGTACAAGTACCTGATTGAGACTCGGCTTTCCGGGGCTCTTACCAAGTACAAGTCTGCTCAGGTTCTTGCTCGCCAGCCTGTGTAAGGGGTACCCATGGCAAAGTTTTAT